TAGTTTATCCTTAGCCTCTAAATCAGAACCATTTAATTTTTCATTTATCAAGTCTATACACTCTCTGATAGTAGATGAATAAACCTCTTTCTTTTGTTCATCGTTAGAATTAATTAAAACTTTTAATACTTTCTTTTCAGATTCGTCAAGGCTAGCATATTTTTCATTATACTTATCAACCATGATTGTAGATATCATACTATTTGGTAAATCTATTACCTCAGTAGTTTCTCTAACTTTATTTGATTTAATATAGTCAACAATCTTATTAACGTCACCCCCTAATACATTAATAGAGCTAGGGGTTTTTTTTATTGTAATAAGATTAGATAGTGATTCGTGTAAATTAGAAATTCTTGAATCATAAACTTCAGTTGAAGTCTCTGGTAATAATGAACTTAATTTACTATTCTCTTTTATGATATCATCGATATTGAACTTATCTAATAGTTTAATATTTTCTGTTACAAAAAAATGGGCAGAGTTAGTGTCAGATTCTACTTTGTTTTCGATATTATTATACACTAAAAATTGAGTCCTTAGTATTTCACTCTCTTTTATCGCTTTAACGTATTTTTTAAATAATGATTTATTAGTATCATTTTTTAAAACAATCGCCTCTACTAGTATCCCATTAAATGCGTTTTTTATCTTACCGAAATTTTGCATAATCTGTTTTTATATAAATATACTTATTTTCCTAAAACTTAACTATTTATCTAACATTTTGTCAATATCATCAACCATAGAAGCAATACCCTCATTTATTTTGACATTTTTATCGTAAACCTTAACTTTATCGTTTACTTCTTTCTTATCTGTTTTAATTGAATTAAACAAGGTCCCAAATCTATCTTTATACTTTTTGGTCCTTTCAGTAAGCTTTTCATTTAATATCGTTTTCCTTTCATTCAATAAATTATCAGCTTTTTGTATTGATTCATCTAAACCTTCTGGCTCTTCAGCGGCAGTTCCTTCTGGCTCTTCAGCTCCAACCCCTTCTGGTTCTATACCATCAGTTCCTTCTGGTGTTGTTAACTCACCTTCAGTTTCTTCTGGTGTAATATCTTCATCACCAAAATCTAAGTCTTCACCACCTCCACCTCCACCTCCGAAGCCACCACCACCACCACCACCTGACGAACCACCTTCAGCTCCTTCAGCTCCTTCAGCTGCACCACCTTTAATTGCTACTTTCATATCACCATATATTCTATCAACTTTATCAAACATACCTGTGTGTTTAATAACACTGGCAGTATTGGCCAATTCAGCTGATGCTGATTTTTCCATACGTTGTTCAAGTAAATCTTGTTTAATATCATCATCTGACCAACCAAGTATTTCTCTGTGTGCTCTAGTCATTGACATCGGTGCGAAACCGTTACCAGCATCAGCAACTGAATCTTTGTAAAGAGTGATTTTTTGTTGTAAATGTTCAACTTTAAGCATCTCAGCTTGAGTTGATGGGTTATTTAATGTTAGTGAAAAATTATCTAATTCATCTTCAAAACCAAGAATGTACAAGTGTATTATCGCTATCTTATTTAATTCTTGTAACATTGATTGTTGAATTCTATTAATAGTTCTAGAAAAACGAATATCTTGTAATGCAAGGTTTTTACCTTCACCAGTAGCTTCTTCAAACCCTAAAAATGGTTTAGGAACCCTAAGTGCTGTAAATAAATTTCTTTGTAAATATTCTATATCAGCAATTTGGTCTAAGTTAGTTGCCCCAGGAAGTGTATCAATTGGATTCGGTGCATCTTCTGTTCTTACTGGAATAAAGAAATCTTGGTCATTAGATAATTGATTATATCTAAGGTCCATTTGACCTGTTTGTGGGTCAGTAATTGGCATCCTTTTAAATCTATCAGCAATAGTGTTTACATACGCTTCCACGTCTCCATCATCAATATTACCAACATATATTTTATATACACGTCTTTCTGGTGCTCTAGTTACACGATAAACAAGCATTGAATCTTCAGATAGGATAAGTTGTTTCCAGATTCTTCTAGCTTTTTCTAAAACACTAGTACCATATGGTAAACGTCTATCATCACCAAGAAGTCTGAAGTGAGCCATTTGCCATGAATTGAATTCAATATCACGACCTCTCCAGTAAAACTTAACTTTATCAGATGGGCTTACATCAGTAGTGTTTGTCTCTCTACCGCTAATCATATCAAATAATCCACTCTCTCTACGTTCCATTTCGTAGTTAGGCATTTGTTTAGCCCCAATAACCCCATGTTTATCATCAATATTTAAATACACAAAATTATCCCCATACTTACAAGTGTTTCTAGTGAACATTGGTAATGATGTGTGTGCATCAAGTCTGTTATAAAATAAATCTTCTAAAATACCCTTAACACGTTTACTATCAGAATAAATATTAAGCATCTTACCTTGCTCATTTAATGTAGTAGATTCTTCCATCATAATATCTAAGGCAGCAGCAATGGTTGGATAAAACTCCATGGCTTCAAAATCAGAATATGAAGCAATACGTGTTGTCTCATAATTCATTGATTGTTGAAACAATCCATTTTCAACCTTCTTCCAAACTTGACCTAGATACTTATTTTGTTGAGCTTGTAATTTAGCTTTTTCAAAATCAGCTTTATTGTCAGTTCTAAGCAATTCACCCTTATTGATATTATACCTTTGTGTAGGTTGTTTTTGGGTTAATTTAACCGTATTTGGGTTAAGAAGGGTCCCAAGTTTTTGAAATATCGTTAATTTTTTGTCTGCCATGTTTTTATTTAATTATAATATATTTTTCGATAAAATAAAGGGTTATTCAACATAATCACACGCTACATACGCTAATCTTTTTTGAGTAGAACCTACCACTACTAAGTTATAAGTATATGTGGTTACCCAATCTTGCCCTTGTGAACCAGCAGTAGCGTTACAAAAGTATGGTCTTTTATTATTAAATATGTTTTTACTTACTGGTATAGGTGACCATTTATATAGTTTGGCCCCAAATGTTTTAAGTGTAAATTGCTTTTTAATTGCCATATCTTTATTTTTTATCTAAACCTCTAAATAACCACATATATTGACCTGTTGGGTCTTGCATATTTCTAGCTATAGTGTGATTAAATTTTGGTTTTGGTATAGGTTTATTATTTTTATCTATAAAATCAGAACCACGTTCTAATTCTGTTTTTTTAATTGTTAACGCATTAGAATTACCAATCCAGCTATTTAAAATAGCTTTATTTTGTTTTTCTAATCTTTCTAAATTCTTAAATGAATGTTCAACCACCCATAAACACATACCTATGGCCATAAGTAAATCATCATGATAACCACTCATATGGTCTGGTCTACCATTTTTATAAATAAATGTTTTCATTTCTGAAGTAGTTCTACTAGAACGAATCTTAATAGCATTCGTTCTAATCTTAAATTCTAAATTAGCAATCATGGGTAAACGCACTGACGTTGCGTGGAATCCAGGAATTTTATCATTCTTACTATGACTACTTAATTCTCTTTGTCTTGATGATAATATCTTACCATTTGATGTGTCATAGTGTAAATTTTTATAATTAAATTCCAATAGTTTTAAAACGGTAGATACACCCATACCACCAGTAACATCGACTACCGTATAAGCATTATATAAATTCCCATACTCTTCAACTATCTGTGCTAATAAATCTGGTTGTATCTTACCTTGATATTCCATGACTTCTTCCATTGTTGTGAAATCAACTACAACAATAGTTGAAGAGTCTTCACCATCACCTCTAGAAACGTCAACCCCCATAATGTATTGGTGCCCTTCTATTGGTTCCTCCCAAATCCATATCTCATCTTCTGCACCATACGTTGCTATAGGTTCTTTAACGTTATTTTTATTCTGTAATTCAATCCACTCATCTTCAATTACGTTACCACCTGACCCAATGAAAGACACATCCAATTCTTGTGCAATCATCCTAGCATCATTATTCATACCCTGACACATTTCTTCATACCAAGACGATGTCGGCTTCCATCCCTCAATAATCATTTTTTCATAAGACTTAAAAGTGAATTCTATTTCTACTTTAACTTCGTCACCTTTCAACCAACGTAAATCTTTATTATAACGTAAATCCTCATACCATTTCATCTCAACGATATTAAAATTATTCTTTTTTTGTTTTGCTTGGTCGTATGTTTTATAATATAAAGCATCCATACCACGTGGTGTTGAAATTAGAGTTGCTTTACCACCAGTACCTAATGCTGTTAATGCTGCACCAAATACTTCTGCACCATCATCGATATATGCGGCTTCATCCATAATAAGATATGTTGGTGTGAAACCACGTAATGCATCTTTGGATGTAGCAACAGCTTTAACTCTACAATTGTTTGGTAATTTTATTTCCTTTTTAGAATCTACAAGGAATATAGTTTTCTTTTCATTTGCTACTGACCCACAGTATTCATCACCCCAAACCCATCTAGGTAATTGAGATACAAAGTCTTTAATCTTAGCCAAAAATTCAAACGCCAATTCTTGTTTATTAGCAATAATTAGAATCGCTTCTGGGTTATCAATATCTGCAAAGCCAACCATTATCGACATATAAGCCGCTGTTGTTGTTGATACACCAGCTTGTCTTGGTTTAGTTACTAAATTAAATCGATGTTTCCCATATGCGTATATAACTTCTTTCTGCCTAGGGAATAGTTTAAATGGGACAAACCCTTCTTGAGTTTTATCAAAAGTCTCTAAGTAGGTTTCAATAGCATATATAGGGCTATTAAGACACTTAGCATACTCTGTTAAAATTTCTTGGGTTGTTAGCATATTCTTTAATAATAAATATACTAAAAATTAATAAAACAGAGATTTACAAACGATAAAGGCCCCTATAGCCTTTATTTGGTGGGATAATACTAACTATTGTAATAAATCATCAAAACCGAAGCTATCATCATCTGATTCCTCAGAATTACCATCCATTAAATCTTTAAAATCAAAACTATCATTATCAGTGTTTTTAGGTGTGTTTATTGTTTTATCGGATTTCTTTCCTATATCACCCATTGCTTCATTGAATTCATCTTCTTGTAATCCATTCTTAACATCAGAAACAATATCTTTAATTATCTTTTTACCTTCTTTAGTTCCACCCATAATTTCTCTCATCTTCACATTAAATTCTCTAACTGGTAGTAACGCTAATTCACTATAGATGTGGTGTTTTAAATTAAAATCATCTGGCTCAATCAAATCTGTAAATCTCCCCCATAATGCTGGTCCTATTCTCATATCCCAAGGTTCAGCAGCTAAGAAGTCAGCTTTATTTATTACAAACTCACCAATTTTTTTATTTTTTGGTAAACCATGTGCTGATAATAACTCCATAACACCCTTAACCAATTCATGAATTAGAACTGGTAGAACCATTGCTTGTGCGTATATAACGGCTTTAGGGTTTTTCTTTGTTGGAAATTGAACTCTTACAATACCACCATTAACAGCTGTTTCCATTTTTGGTATTATATAATACATATAATCAGCTGATGCCATCATCTTAGAATATTTGTTTACTAATCTTGGGTCTAGGTCTGTTAATTCATCATCAGCCATGTGAAACATATGGTTACATTTTTTAGCAGCACCTTGAATCATTGCATTTAGAAATCTTCTTTTATAAACCTCTTCATTAGCACTAACAACTTCATCGTGATTTTTAAATTCTATATTAACATCTATTGGTTTAGGATTCTTTTTAGTACCAACCATATTAATAGTTGGTGTTAATTCAGCATGAATCTCAACAACATCTTCACTCATATCATATTCTTCACGAATCATTTCAACAGCCAATTTTTCAAGAGCTTTTTTATGTTTAGCTTCCAACCCCATAGTTTCATAAACTAATGG